CTGAGTTTCGTGGACTACCGCGTCAGCCAGGCGTTCGACGAGGTCGGGCGCCAGTGGCACGGATCGTTGCACATCAAGGCCGTCCAGTGGACGGCGGTCGAGCCACCCCCGAGTTAGGAGAGCCCATGGTCAGAACGAATTCGGTCAACTTCACCGGCGCCAACCAGTACCCGATGGCGAGCGCCGGGACGGATATTTTCAAGAAGGAAGACGTGCAGGTCCTGGCGAAGAGTGTCGACCTGCACGATCACAGCAGCGGATTGGGGCTGGCGATCAATCCGGCCGGCATCGCCGCCGGCTCGATTGACGGCAGCAAGCTCATCGACGGGACCGTCACGTCAGCCAAGATCCAGGACGGCACGATCGCCACCGCAGACCTGGCCAGCGCCTCGGTGACCAACGTCAAACTGGCCAGCGACACCGCGCGTGCGAACCTGCTCGTCAATGGTGGTTTCGAGGTCTGGCAGCGCGGCAACGGGCCATTCACGACGACCGCGGCGTATGCGGCCGACCGCTGGCAGGTCGCCATCAACAGCGGCGGGCTGAGCGTGAGTCGGGACACGAGCACGATCGACGTGGGCTCGCAGGCCTCGTGCGCATTTACGGAAACCTACGCGGGCACGCTCAATCGTCTGACCCAGCTGCTGAATGATGTGGCGCCGCAGCTGGCGGGCAGAACCATCACCGTCTCGGCCAGGACGCGGTGTACTGCCCCGAACGCGCTGCGTCTGAACGTGTACGCCGATACGAGCAGCGGTGGCGGGAGTGGTTCGGTGTCGGCCACGAGCGCCACCGATCCCGGCACCGGCGCGTGGTCGACGCTCAGCGCCACGCTCGCGATCCCGGCGGGGGCCAACTACCTGACCGTACGTTTCGAATTTATCGCGGGCGCGAGCGGCAATCTGGACAACGCCATGCTGGCGGTGGGCTCGCAGGCGGCGGACTACGCGCCGCTGCACCCGGCCGACGACCTCGCGCGCTGCCTGCGGTATTACGAGCTGCTGGGTGGCAATGGCGGCGGGGGTGGCTCCATCGGTGTCGAGGGCATCGCCACCGCCGCGTCGCAAGAAGCGGCGCAATCCCTAGGCTTTCGCGCAATCAAGGCGGTGAGTCCGACCGTCACGAAGGTAGGGACCTGGACGGTGAGTAATACCGGTCAACCGGCGGTGAGTGGGGGCGATGCGTACGGGGTTCGCTTCACCGTTCAATCCATCGCGGCGGGTGTCTTTTACGCGATCAACACCGTTGCGGGGCAGTACATCACCGTGGAGGCGAACCCGTGAGCGTGCGACCGGTGGTCTTCAATGCGGACGGCTCCATCGAGGTTGTCTTCGATGAAATGGGCCACAGCGGCACCATCCCGGCCGCTCAGATCGTGTGGTCGAAGAACATCGACGGTACTGACAACCACAACTATCTCGTGCTGGACTGTCCTGACGGTTGCGGCGCGAGTGCGACCCACCCGGTCGGCGGGGGCGCCGCGCCGCCCGAGGTGCAGCAGCTGTTCGTGCGCAAGGCGACGCATGCCGGGTGTGCCTGCGGCCAGGTCGCCGCGGGTGAGGATGTGCTCGCCGAGGCGCACGCCCAGCTCAACTGCAACCGGATGGACGGTCCTGGGCGTTGGCAGGTCAATCCGCAGGTCTTCGGCCGCGAGGCGCCGCAGCAGCGGCCGGGCCAGGCGCCCATCTTGCAGGTGGTCTACGTCGATCCGGGCGACGGCCTGATCGTCGGCATCGATCCCTCGGGCGGCGTGGGGGCCGCGCACAAGGTCGCGGTACTCGACGTCGCCGAGTACGAGGTCCTGGTGCGCACCGAGCCGGCGTATCTCAGTGCCGACGGCAACCACGTCTCGAGCACGCCGCGGAGCAGCACATGACGGACATCACTGCCTACTCGGACGACCAGGCCGCGCAGATCACCCAGTTGCAACAACAGCAGGGGCTGTTCACCCAGGCGCTCAAGGCCGCCGTCGAAGGCCGCTGGGTGGGCGCCGACTCGGTCGAAGCCTACCTGTACGCGCTCGATCCGAACATGCAGGGCTCGGTCGCGCCCGACCCGCCCGTCACCGAGTCGGAGTACGAGGCCGCACAAGACCCAAAAGCGTGACCTGGGACCCAAACTGGTTCATGCCCGCGCAGGCGTACAGCTGGACCTGTTCGGTGTGCTCGACGACGTGGGTGTTGCAGGCCACGGCGACGGCCTATCAGGACGCGGACATCTACGACGCGCGCTACGCCGTCGGCACGGAGATGGGCTATCCCGGCTGCGTGAACGAGGTGTACGGGTGCATGAGCCCGCAGTGCGTGGTCGACGAGCTCGGCGCCCACGGGTTGATCGCGCGCCAGGTCTGGCCGACGTTCGACCAGGCGTATGCGATCGCGCGGACCAATACGGGCACCATCAACCCGACGGGCCAGTACCACTACATGGCGATCCGCGGCACCTCTGGCCCAGACCTGTGGGTGGCCAATTCGGCGCCCGGCTACATGGGCGTCGGCGACACGCTCTCGAGGGACCAGTTCAACGCGCTAGGGCCCGTCTCGGTGATCTACGTCGAGTCTCGAGCCTGATGCGTGAACTGGAGTCAGGTGTGGCTGTTCGTGGCCGACTGGCTCACGGTGCACGGCCTGCCCACGATGGCAGGGTTCATCGGTGGACTGGTGGGGGCGGAGGTGCGGCTGCGCTGGTCGCGGCGGAAGGGGAACACGGATGCAGATAGCGACGATAGGTAGTGTCTCGGTCACCATCGGCTGGCTGATCGCGTTGATCGTGCTGATCCTGGCGATCCTGGGCCTGGTCGGGGTGCTGCCGCTGAATCAGACGGTCGGCTTCGGGCTCATCGGCGCGCTCGCGGTCGCCAGGTTGCTCTAACGCGGCTTAGCTAACGTGCTCCCTCTCATGGCCGCAGATGTCGATGAACAGGCCGACGAATGCGCCAAGCACGGTGCCGATCACCCAGATTCCTAAGACAGCCGGTACGAAGCCGGACACGAGTACAACGAAGACGAGCAGGAACACGCCTGGTGTCGAGTCGGTCATCACAAGCTCCATGGTTCTACGTCCTGCCATCCACCGCAGCCGTCGCACCTGAAGCCGACATATCCCTGGCCAGCGTTGCCATAGAAGCTGCACACGCTGCCCATGTTGCACCCCAGCAGGTGCGCCAGCCAGTGGCGCACCCGTCTCAGCCCTCGACCCACTGAAGCCACCGCTCGGCGATGGTGAGCACGTCGGCGCTCTTGATGTCCTGACGGTCGGCGGCGAAGCGCGCCGCGGCCTTGAGCACGGCCAGCCGCGCGATGCGATCGTCACGATCAGCTCCCGCAGTTTTGCGTGGATCAACGCCGAGGACCTCGAGCTCACGGATGTAGCCCTTCGCATCAACACGCAGGCGCACGTGGGCGCCGGTCTCGGGCAGCTCGACCGGGTGAAACTGGCTGACGTTGATCCACGCGCCGCCGAGCTTCAGGCCGGTGCGGTTCACGGCTTCGACCAGGCCCTCGACCTCTTCGGTCGGTACGCGCCCGTTCATTAGAACGCCATCTCCTCGTCTTCGAAGTTGGATCCAGGCCGCGGGCGGCGGTCGGTGCGACGTAGCACGTCCTCGACGCGCCCGTCCTCGAGCAGGCACAACAATTCGCGCAGCAGCGGCGCCAGGTCGATCAGGCGCGCGCTGTCCTGCAGGACAGCGCGGCCGCCGGCGCGCCACGCGGCGCCCCAGACGGCAGAGGGGTCCTCGGTTTCGTGCGGGTGGTAGTGCCGCCAGGCGAAGTACGCGCTGGCGGCCGTGCGGAGCTGCTCCATCAGGCGGCCTGCTGGGCAAGAAGCTCGCAGTGCAGCTCGACGGCCAGCATGTGCTTGCACGCGCGGCCATGGCCGTATTCGAAGTCCTTGCAGGTGCAGGACGAGCGCGTGGTCAGGTAGTACACGCCGTCGCTGCCCTTGATGCCGTAGGCCTTGCGGCCGTCGCGGCTGCGGCATTTGAGCCACTGGCCGGCATCGGTGGCGAGCGCGACCGCCCTGGGGCCGCGCGGGTCGGTGGTGCTGACGAGGACGGCCATGGTGCTAGTCCTCGCGCCCCGAGCGGATGACGAAGGTGTGGTCGCCGACGTGGCCAGCGGCCGCGGCGCAGACCCGATTGCGCGAGCCGTGCGTACCGCACAGGGTGGTCTCGAGCAGCTCAACGGCCGAGCGCAGGAACTTGCGTGCGGCGAAGAAGCCGGCGGGGGTGGTGTATTCGACCAGGACGCGGTCGCCGTAGTCGACGAGCACGTGGCCCGTGCGGGTGGTGCGGTCGCCGAGCGTGACGCGCACGTTGGCCCAGCGGGGGAGTGCGATTCCTCTTTCCATGTCCAGAATAGTACCACCCGACGGACATATACGCAACAATAGAGGGACATGACAGACCCACTACCGCGGAGCAGCGCTCGAAAGACGTTGATCGGACGTTCGCGTAACCTTGCGAGGATGGCCCCGCTCTCGCGGCTACGCGATCTGCGGCTGAATGCCGCACTCTCTCAGGACGACCTGGCCAAACTCGCCGGGGTCACACGCACCACCATCATCCGACTCGAGCAGGGCGAGCCGAACCCGATCCCCTCGACCGTGCGCAAGCTCGCCGAGGCGCTCAACGTCAAGCCCCAGGCGTTGCGGTGACGGACATCCAGCACCAGCGCGAGCACCTGGAGCTGCTGCGCGTGGTCGAGGACAACACCCGTATCCTGCGCGAGGTCCTCGAGCACCTGCGCGATATCGATGCCCGCCTGGCGCGTATCGAGGGGCGTACGCTGCCCCCCACCGAAAATTGAGCCCCGTGCCGCTTCAGTTCGGCACGGGGCTCGCGCAGATCAACCGCAGTGTAGGAAAGAGGAATTGATCCGCAATGAAGAGTGTATCCAAACACGAACGACTGAACGGGCATAGCAACCCGCTCGTCGGTCCTGTCCTGCGCGTGGCCTTCTATGTGCGCGTGTCGAGCGAGGAACAGGCGGAGCGTGCCACCGCGCGGAACCAGGTCGACTTTCTACGCAAGAAGTACGCGCCCAACTTCGAGCCCGATTCGCTCGAGCCGATGCAGTTTGTTGGCATGTTCGTCGACGATGGCTGGAGTGGCGCCCTGCCGCTCGAGGACCGGCCCGAGGGTCGCCGCCTGCTTGAGCTGGTGCATGCCCGCGGCGTCGACCTGGTCGTCTGCTACCGCCTGGACCGTCTCGGCCGCAAGTTGACAGTGCTGCTCGACGCGAACGTTGCATTCGAACGCTTCGACGTGGCGATTATGAGCGCCACCGAGCCCTTCGATACACGGACACCGATCGGCCAGTTTCTGTTCCAGTTGCTCGGCTCGATGGCGCAGCTGGAACGCGAGACAATCCGCGAGCGTGTCACCATGGGCCGCGATCGTGTCGCCCGTGACGGCAAGTTCATCAATGGCCCGGTCCCGATCGGCTATGCGGTTGAGGACGAGCGCCTGGTGCCGTCGGACCGCAAGGTGCCGCAACTCGGCGGCATCACCGAGGCCGATCTGGTGCGCACCCTGTTTCAGCGCGCCGCCGAGGGCGAATCCGCGGCCGCTCTGACGGTGTGGCTGCGCGCCATGGGTGTGCCCTCGACAAAGCGCTATATGCGCCGTGACGGGACCGAGAAAGAGGAGACCTATCCCGAGTGGAACGCGGCGCGCATGCAGGACCTGCTGCACTCGACCACCTACTACGGCGATCGCGCGCTCAGGTACTCGGGCAGCGTTATCCACCAGGACGTGCCGGCACTGGTCGACCGTGCGACCTGGGACCGCGCGAACGCCACCCTCACCGGCCGTCTCACCCGCTTCAACAGCGGTCAGAACGAAGGCTACGTCTACCTCCTGTCGGGCAAGCTGTTTTGCAGCGAGTGCGGCAACCGCATGCTCGGCAATTACCAGCGCCGGCAGCGCGGCGACAAGCCGCGCCTGTACTACGTCTGCAGCTCCGCCCGCTCGCCGCGTGCCCGCCGTACTGAAAATAGCTGCCAGTCGGCGCGCAATCACGACGGCTGGGCGCTCGAAGCATTTGTCCTCGAACAGATCGATGAGTACGTCGCAAACCCGGACCACTTCCTCAACATCCTGCGAGAGCAGATCCGCGAGCGCCGCGGCACGACTCAGCAGCAAGATGAGCACGTCCGCGCGCTGCGTCAGCGGCTCGCCGGGTACGAGCGCGGTAAACAGACGCTCCTGACCATGGTGAGCCGCAATGAGATCACCCGCGAGGACTACCTGGCGCAGATTGCAGCGAGCGCGGAGGAGGCCAACGTCGTCCGACATGAGCTCGAGCTGGCCGAGGCCGAGGACAACCTGAGCGCCGTGATTGAGACACGGCTGCTCGAGTCGGTACGCGTCCTTCACGAGCTGCGGGAACAGTGGGCGGCGGCGCGCAAGGCAGACGATCGTGTCGCGCTGCGCGCGATGGTGCAGGGGACGCTACGGGAGATGCGCGTTGCTGCAGATCGAGCGGTGCACCTGGCGTTCTCGTTCACGGCCCCGTCCTCGCGCGAAAACAACCAATCTCATTACCACCTTCTTTACCGCGAGGACTCAGCCGCGGTCGGGCTCCTCGATCTTGAGCTCGGCTTCACGCTCGGTCTGGGCAAGTCGGCGTAGCCGCAGAAATTCCCGGATAGCCCGCGCCGCCGCCGCGTCATCGCCCAGGTACGTGATGCTGACGACGCGATAGGGCTGCTCGTCTGGTTTGCGCTTGGGCTCGGCGGTCACGGCGACCAGTGTGCGGCCGCCGCCTGACTACCTAACAGTGCGACAATGCGTCCAATCTTCAGTCGCGGGCGTGGCCGTTGCGTCGCTCGGGCGGCTGATACGTGCCAATCGCCTTATCGATGAAGTGCCGCAGATACTCGGGATCGTGGCGCATGCGGCTGAACTGGGCGATCAGCGCATCCTCGTAGCCAGGGACCTGCGGCAGCTCGGTGAACAACTCATCCCTGCCGCGAGTGTCCTGGGACTTCAGTTGGTAGACGTAGTCGGGGTAGACGTTGAACTCAACGTCGGCCTGCAGCGCGGCGGTGGACGCGGCCCCGAGCACCTCGCCCATGAAATAGAAGCGGTCGGTCTGCTCGCCGGTGTAGCGGGCTTCCAGACGGACAGGCAGCTGCAGCCGCTCGGCGGTGACCAGATGGGTGCGCTCGATGCACACCGTCCGCAGCGACGGCTCGCTCCGCAGACCACGGACCAGTGCCAGCTTGGCCTCACACCAGCGTTTGCCAGCGCGGAGGGCATCGATCGAGTTGTGGCCGACCAGGTCCGCGCGGTCGCAGCCGAGTGCATCGGCGACGGACTGGCTGACCCAGGTGAGATCGAAGGGCGTCTGGCCGAAGACGACAAACACCAGCCCGCTCGGATCCTCGGGCAGGAGCGGGAAGGGCAGGTGCATGTGCTCGAGGTAGTCGTAGAGCGTCTGTTTTGACTTGCCGAACCCCACATCAGGGAACCCCTCGACGAAGCCGGCCTTGCTGGGGTGCGGCACGTGCCTGGCACGCCGCACGGTGTCCCATCGCTCGTAGCGAGTCAGCAGTTCTTCGATCGTCATCGATGGCTTACCTGTCACCAACCATGCCCCCAGTTCCCGGACTCACTCCCAGTGGGTTCGCAACCTGGGTTCAGACCGAGGAGTTCGTGAGATATGTGGTCCTACCGTGCAGCATGGGACCGTCTAAAGAAAAGACAAGCCATGAGTCAAGTTATCGCCCTGTGAAGGGACTGTAAAGAAACGCCGGCAGTACGCTAGTGGCTCAATCGGGAGGCGGCTGCAGCAGCAATCGTGGCTTGACGTGTAGCGCGGCGGCGAGGCGGCGCACGCTGCTCACGCGGATGTGCTGGCCGCTCTCGCCGCGGATGACCGTCTTGCGTCCAAGGCCGGCGCGCTCGGCGAGGAGCTCTTGCGAGAGGGCCCGCTCGAGACGCACGGCTCTCAGTCCCGGCACGAGCACCGCCGTCAGATTGGCGTACGACGCTGGAGTCAGAACAGGTGCTTTAGCGTGCATTTCAGGTGCGATCGTGGGGCCGCTAGAGTAACATCGCGCGCGTTCGCCGGCAGCATCATTGGACGCATTCCGGTCCTGTTAGGTAGACATGGTCGGCGTCCAGACTGGCCATGTGACCGAGCTGGACCCGCACGAGCAAGTCGAAGCGAAACTGATCTACGCGCCGCGGCGCGTCTGGAAAACCATCGAACGTATCGCCGCGGGTGAGCGCCGTTCCTGGCGCGACCAGGCGGCCATTCTGCTCGAGAAAGCGTGCCGCCAGGCGGAGGCCAAGGTCGCCTGAGATGAGCGACGCCTGGTACCGCTGGCGCCACTACCACCCGTCCGAGGCTGCGGACCCACGCACCGCGTTTGCCGCGGGTCGCAAGCTCGGCCGCCGCGAGGCACTTCAGGATTCGGCCTACGTCCAGGTCGTGCCGCTGCTCGAGCAGCTGCTCCACGAGCTCGTCGAGGAGCGCATCGATCGCGAGGTCGAGGAGTCCGATACCCGAGAGGAGGCGATGCCCTTCTGATGCAGGTGACCAGTCTGAGCGTCACGCTCGAAAAGCGCGTCAGCGATTCCGACTACGGCAGCGAGCGCGCCGAGGCACACATCGCCTGCGAGTTGAGCTTCGGCGAGGACCCGGTGCTGGCGCTCGGCGTGCTGCTCGACGAGGCGCGCATCTGCGTCGAACGCGAGCTGCGCAAGTCGGTCACGCGCGAGGTGCGCAAACGACTCAATCCGCCCCTGCGCCTGTGCGACGAGTGCGGCGATCCGCTCGGCGACTATGACCAGTATCTGCACGCTGGTTGCGCTGAGGCGCAGAAGGAGCGGCACCAGCGCGAGCGCGCGGAGGCGGAGCGCAGCTGGCGCGAGCGTTCCGTCGCCGAGCTGACTCAGGGGGCCACCCCGCCCGAGGTCGTTGCGGTCGGCCGAGGGAACGGTGGACAGGCGCCGACCGCGGTTTTTCAGTCCGCCGCGGCCGGCGCCCCTGCCGAGGACGATGATCTCGAGGACCTGCCGCTGTGAGCAGACATGACGACTTTCTCGAGGAGCACCGCACCTTTCACGAGCGCCAGCGCGCGCGGGAGCTGTTGCTGCGCGTGGTCATCGCGTTTTTCTTCCTGGCGACGGTCGCCGAGGTGATCGTGTGGTTGCGGGGGCCGGCATAAGTGGCTCAGCGTTGATTCCGGACACACGCGACGTGCCCGAGGTGTGCGAGCAGGGTGAGTGCGAGGCGGGCGTGACCACGTGGTGTCCGCTCTGTGACAAATTCCTGTGCGCTGAGCATGACGAACTCGGGGCGCGCCGCATGCACGACTGTCTCGCGGGACCGGCGGACGCATAGATGGCGCGGCACGTGCTGGCGGCAACCATGGTCCTGACGTCGCTGGTGGCGTACGTGCGCACGGCCGAGGCGAGTGACGATGTCGCCCAGGTGGCCGCGGCGACGGGCGTCGACGAGCAGGACCTGCGCGGCGCGGTCAACACGGTGGGTGTGTCCCCCCGCGAGTACCTGCAACATGAGGGCGTGCTCCCTCCCCCGGGCGAGTACGCCAGTCAGGCCGCCGGCACGACGCTCCCGTCGCGTCTGCCGGCGGTGGCCTCGCCGCGCATCGAGTGCATTGTCCACTACGAAAGTGGCGGCGATCCGAACGCGTACAACCGCTCGAGCGGGGCCGCGGGCCTCGGGCAATTTCTGCTCGGCACGTGGATGTCGACGCCGCAGGGCCGGGCCGGCTTGAGTCGTTATGACCCCGCCGCCGCGCGTGCGGCGATGGCCTGGATGCTGAGCCAGGGGCGCGCCCGCGAGTGGGTGCCTGTACAGAAAGGACTGTGTTGATGCCGACCAATGCGATGGTGCCCGCGAACGCCGGGCAGTTGGCCAACCGCGGCGCGCTCACGCTCGACTCGATCGCCGAGATGACCGGCCACACGCCGGCCGAGGTGGTGCTGATCGCCGGCACCGTGGACAAGTCGACGCCGCTCGAGGAATTGTTGTTGTACATCGCGCGCGCCGACGCGATGAAACTGAACCCACTCCTCCGCCAGTGCTACCTGATCCCGCGGGCGGGCAAGTTCGTGCTGCAGACGGGTATCGACGGCTATCGGCTGCAGGCGGCGCGCTCGCGCTGCTACGCCGGCTCGGACGACCCGGTTTACCGCGGCACAGTGAAGATCACCACCGGCGCGGGTGACATCCTGGCGCCAGAATCGTGCAGCGTCACCGTGTGGCGGAGTGAAGGCGGGCGCAAGAACGCGTTTTCGGCGACGGTGTTCTGGAATGAGTACTACCCGGGCCCAGGTCCGATCGGCGACGTATGGCGGTCTCGGCCGCGCGGCCAACTCGCGAAGTGTGCCGAGGCGCTGGCGCTGAGAAAGGGGTTCCCCGCGGAGCTCGCGGGGCTCGAGCCGATGCTCGGCGAGGTGGACGATGAGGCGCCCACCGACGACCCACTGCCACAGCCGACGCGCACGGTGCAGGAAAACGCGGCGCTGCACGCGCGCATCTTCGACAACCCCGAGCTGCGGCGACTGTACGGCTCGCTACTCGCCGAGGCCTCGCTGGCCGGCGTGTTTGCGCCTGAGGACCACTCCTGGGACCTGGACGCGGACGCCTCCGAGGATGACATCATCGAGCAAGGGCGTCTTCTCCGCGCGGCCGTCGACAGAGCCAACAAGGCCAGGAAGCCGCCGGCTGAGGTGAGGACCGGCTCGCCGCTCGCCGAGGAGCTGGCCGGGCTCATTGAGGACGCGGCGCGGCTCGAGGTGCCCTTCGACGATTGCAAGGTCGGGCTGCCGGCGCCGCCCCACCAGGTCGCGCGGGCCATCGCCACGCTCGAGCAGCGCGTCGGGGCGAAGAAAGCCGAGCTCGCGGGTGACGTGCCGCCCTCGGCCCCGGTGAGCCAGGACGCGCTGGTCTGATGGGTGGACTGATGGGTGGGGTGGAGTTTGCTCAACGTTCCTCCAGCCGCGCGGGCGTAACCAAACCTCCTGGACGCACCGCCCCCACCCTCAGCTTCGACCAGCAGCTCGCGCTGCCTGGCGTGGTGTCACGGACTGGCATGGAGTTGCAGCCTGGGCTGAGCAAACAGGAATGGCTCGAGGCGGGGCGGAAATGTGCGCTGCTCGAGCGCGCGAATCGCTGGTGGATTGGTGACCTGCTCAATTACGGCGAGCAAACGTATGGGGATAGTTACACCGACGCACTCTCGTTGTTCGAACTTGAATACAACACGCTGAAGCAGTTGAAGTGGGTAGCGTCCGAATTCGAAATGTGTGATCGATCACACATTTCGTGGACACATCACCTCGCGGTAGCGGCACTCGAGGGAGAAGCGCGGCGGTATTGGCTCCACGAAGCCGAGATCAACGGCTGGAGCGTTCGCGAATTGAAGGCGCGCATCAAAGCGATGAAGGCGAAGCCCTTGCCGACGCACACACCACTCTTACGTTTCTGCCAGGACCTGCCGACGCCGATCATCGTTGCCCAGATTCTGCGCGTGTACTTCCCGACGGCGCAGACCGCGCTGGATATGACCGGGGGTGACGGCGGCTTCTGGGACGGCTCGGAGTTGCTGGATGTGACGCGCTTAATTGTTGATCCGAGCAAGTCGCCCAATGGTGCGCAGGATTTCCGGTCGCTTCCATACACTGCCGACGGCGCGCATGACGTCACCCTGTTCGACCCGCCGCATCTCGCGGACTCATCCGCCGGCGCGATCATGGCGGCCCGTTTTGGGACGATTCCCGATGATCAGATCGAGCAGGCCGTGCGCGACGGATGCAAAGAGGCCTGGCGGATCGGCCGACTGGGCACGATCGTCAAAGTGACAGACCATGTCCACGGTCAACGCTATGTGCTCGAGAGTGACTGGGTGCGCGCCGCGATCGGTGAGCCACCCTTCGACGAGGTGTACCAGGTGCGCGCGAATGCGATGATCGACCCGAAGTGGGAGGACCAGCTCAGCGCGTACAACAACGGCTCGACGTACCTGATCTTTCGTAAGGACGGACCGGTCCACAAGCGATGAGACTCTCGCTCGAGGACCTGAACGAGTTCGGCCGTGCACGGCTTGAGGACGACTACCAGGCCGTCACCCGGCGCGACGCGGGCAAGACCTCGCGCATCGATTTCTCACTCGGCTGGATGTCGATGGCCTACCGCCACAAGCTGTGGTCCTACTTCACGCCCGAGGCACGCGCTCGTTTGGAGCGTGCGGCATGAAGACCGTGCGGCGCGAGGAGCTCGTCGGCGACGAGAGCGAAGCCCACTTCCAGGAGCGCATCCAGCGGCGCGCGCGGCTGCTCGGCTGGGACGATTTCCACGTCCACGACGCGATCGGCATGCGCAAGGGCTGGCCGGACCTGGCGTTACTGCGCGACGAGGTCCTGCTTCTCGCGGAATTGAAAAGCGAGCACGGGCGCGAGCGACCGGAGCAACGCGTCTTCCGCGAGAAGGCGGCGCGGATCCGGGTGGTGGAGTGTTATCTGTGGCGGCCACGGGACGAGCAAGCGATCTGGCGAATTCTGGAACGCAGAAGTGCGGGAGTTGTGTAAGTGGCGTGGATCGAGTCGCACCAGGCGCTGGGGCACCATCCGAAGACACTCCGGCTCGCCGACACGCTGGGTTGCAGCCTGCCGACGGCGGTGGGACACCTTCAATTTCTGTGGTGGTGGGCGCTCGACTATGCGCCGGATGGACGTTTGAAACCCGGGAGTCAGTTGACTATCGCGCGCGCGTGCGAGTGGCGCGGTAAGCCTGAGAAATTCTGGCAGGGGCTTGTCGAAGCGGGCTTCGTGGAGGAGACAGAGGAGGGTGGACGGATCCACGATTGGATGGACTACGCGGGTCGGCTGGTCGACAAGCGTGCAGCGAACGCTGCGCGCATGCGGAACGCACGTGCCGGACACGTGCAACGCACATCCGGCACACGTGCAGAACACGTGCAGGGGCTACCAACCGGACCGGACCAACCGGACCAACCGGACCAAACCGGACCGGACCAACCCATCCCCCCAAACCCCCCTTCGGACCAGCCGAAGGGGGGCGATGGCTCAGAAACGTGCCCCGATTGCGAGATGCTCGTCGATCGCAACGGCGACGGCCACGGTCTCACGAGAAGCCCCGGTCGAGTGCGCAGATGCTCACTCGATCATCGCAAGCCGTACGAGTGGGCCGAGCTCGTCGCCACTGGAGTGTCGGCATGAATGCCCCGGTCGCTCACTGCCGCGGCTGTAACCAGGCGATCTGGTGGCGGCTCAACCCGAGTGGCAAGCGGCAGCCGATGGACTACGACCTGGTCACCGGGCAGCCCACCCAGACGCCGCACCACGCCACCTGTCCCCAGGTCCAGCGCTTTCGTCGCCGGCCTGAACCCGCCGCGCCGCTGACAGAGCTGCCGTGGTGGTTCCGGTGACCGAGGACCAGGAGCGGCGGCACCTGCTCGTCGTGCTGGACCTGTGGATCGCCCTGCTCGAGATGGAGATCCGCAACACTGCAGCGCCGCCGGCGCCGCCCCGGCGACTGGACCGCTTCATGGATCCCTCCTGGCTCGAGCGGAAGGCGTCGTAACCCCATGGTGCAGACCAACCCCATGGTCAAGTGCCTCGCGACAAATCGCCGCGGCGAGCCCTGTGGACACTTTGCGATGCACGGTCAGCGGGTTTGCCATCTCCACGGGGGGAAGTCGCCCCAGGCGCTCGCCTCTGCCGAAGAGCGACTCCGCTCACTGGTCCATCCCGCCATCAGCCGCCTCGCCCAGCTCATCGATTCCGCCGAGTCCGACGCCGTGAAACTGGCCGCGGTGCGCGACGTGCTCGACCGCGCTGGCTACAAGCCGCAGGAAAAACTCCAGGCCGAGCACGACATCACCATCACTGTCGTGCGGAAGTCCGCGCCGCCGGCATTGAAAGCTTCGAGTGGTCATTCGAACGGTCGAGCTGACTGAGCTGCACCCGGCGCAGGCGCGCATCAAAGCCGAGCGACGGCGGTTCAATGTCGTTGCGTTAGGTCGCCGCGCCGGCAAAAGTAAGCTCGCGCAAGAACTGCTCATCGACTGCGCACTGGACCGGAAACCGGGTGGCTATTTCTGTCCGACCTACAAATTGCTCGACGAGTTCTGGCGCGAATTGAAAGCCACGCTCGTCGAAGTCATCGCCGAAAAATCCGAGCAGGAGCACCGCCTCCAGGTCCTCGGCGGCGGCACCGTGGAATGCTGGTCCATGGACACCGGCGATCCCGCCCGCGGCCGGCGCTACGGCACGGTCGTCATCGACGAGGCGGCGATGGTGCCGCACCTGAGCGACATCTGGGCCCAGGCTATCCGCCCGACGCTGTCGGACTTCCAGGGCGAGGCGTGGTTCATGTCCACGCCACGGGGCCTGAACGATTTCCACACGCTCTTCCAGCGCGGCCAGGACCCACTCGAAACAGAGTGGATGGCCTGGCAGATGCCGACTGCGGTCAATCCCTTCATCGTTGCCGCGGAGATCGAGGCCGCGCGCCACGACCTGACGGAACGTGAATTCGCCCAGGAATACGAAGCGAAGTTTCTGAGCCTCGAGGGCGCTGGCGTCTTCCGTGGCGTGCATGCCGTCGCGTACCTCGAGCCGTCGCCGCCGCAGCCGCACCACGCGTACGTGATGGGCGTCGACTGGGCCCGCTCGAACGACTTCACGGTGTTTTCGGTGCTCGACGCGACCACGCTCGAGCAGGTCGCCATCGATCGCTTCACCCAGATCGACTTCGAGTTCCAGACCGAACGCCTGCACCGCTGGGCGGAGCTGTACCACCCGCGGGTGATCCTGGCCGAGGCCAACGCGCTCGGGCAGCCACTGGTGGAACGCCTGCAGCAGGGCTATGGCCGACTGTCCGGTACCGCGCGCCGTGCGCTGCCGGTGGTGCCATGGTGGTCGACGAATGCGACTAAAGCCGCGGTGGTGCAGGCGTTGTCACTAGCGATCGAAAACGGCGATGTGGCGCTGCTCGACGACGCGGTGCAAACGGGCGAGCTGCTGGCGTACGAGATGCAGCGCTTGCCCAGTGGCATGCTGCGCTATGGGGCGCCGGTCGGGCAGCACGACGACACGGTGATGGCGCTCGCGCTGGCGTGGGCCGCGGCGACGACCGAAAGCCAGACCACGCGCTCGAGCTACGCGTTCAGCCGATGACGCTGAGCCTGTGCACCATCGCGCGCGACGAGCAGCGGTTCCTGCCCGGCCTACTGGACAGCGTGCGCGGCCTGGTCGATGAGGTCATTCTCGGCATCGATCGGCGGACCACCGACCTCACCCCCGACATCGCCCGAGCCTACGGCGCGCGCACCTTCGACTTCGACTGGCAGGATTCCTTTGCCGCCGCGCGCAACCTGACCCTCGAGCGCGCCCGCGGCGACTGGATTCTGGTGCTCGATCCCGACGAGCGACTGCTGGCTGAGGGACGCCGCGCCATCGCCGAGCAACTCGCCGCCGACGTCCCGCTGTTCATCGACGGCTTCTTCGCGCTCATCGTCGAGACCGACCTGGACGATCAGCCGCTCGCGCCGCCCGAACGCTCCAGCTCGCGCCTGTTCCGCAACGCGCCCGACCTGCGCTACCTCGGTCGCGTGCACGAGGAGGTGCGCTATCTGCCGAACCCGCCGCAGACGCTGTGCGTCATGCTCGAGGGCGGCTCGCACATCCGCCACTACGGCATGGCCCCCGACGTTGTTCATAGCCGCAGCAAACGCGAGCGCGACCGGCGGCTGCTGCACCTGCGCCTGTGCGACAACCCGCACGACGCGGTGGCGTATTGCTACCTGGCGCTCATGGCACGCCGCGACGGACGGCCCTTGCTGGCGACCACGTTCGCCAGACGCGCGCTCAACTGCGGACCACGCACGCTGCACACGGACCGCGTTGCCCAGATGCACGCGCTCGCCGGCGCGCACTGATTAGATCTACCAAACCTGGCGTTACACTGAGCGCGTCGTGGCCGCAGACCCGCCCTCGGCGTCCTACATTACCGAGCTCCAGACGGAGATGTACGACCGCTATCGCCGCGACGATGTGCAGATCGACGGCTCACGGGCCCAGCGCGAGATGCGCATCCCAGCCATGATGGGCGCCGACGAGAAGTACACCCTGGTCAACGTCGACCCGCGCGACCCGGACGTCTCCGAAGAAGCGTTCCAGCAGACCGCGATGCTGACCCTCGAGCGCCCCAAGCTGCACCTGGACGGCGGCGAGTCGGACACCGCGCAGACCGCGGCCAGCCAGCGCGAGCACTGGACCGAGGAGACGCTCTGGACCTGCGGCGCGCGCACGCCGGGTCGCGACACGATGACCTTCATCACCGACGCCGCGCTCAACGACGGCGGCGCCTGGGCCAAGATCCTGTTCCTGCCCGACGCGTGGGATAAGCGCTACGCCTACCCGGTGCCGAACCCCGGCGAATCGGACGAAGCCTGGCAGCACTACGACAAGGCGACCGAGGACGTGAAAAAGTCATGTGGGCCGCCCTTCGCGTGGGAGTTTGTCGACGCGCGCACGATCTACCCGGACACCGTCGGTGGCCGCATCTGCGAGATGCTCGAGATCACCGATCGCCCGGTGCGCACCACGTTTCGGCGCTACCGTTTAGGACTCGACGACGACGGCAATATCGTGCCCGAACTCATGGGCCAGCCGCAGGCCTCGAACGCCTGGGGCGCCAACAACCGCCCGATCCTGCCGACCAGCGTCACCATGGCCGAGCACTGGGACGAGACCTGGGCCTCCTGGTGCGTGACCGGCACCAATTACAAGAACGAGCCCACGGGCGCGATCGTCAAGCAGTTCAAGCACGGCTACGGCTTTCTGCCGTACGACTTCGCGCCCGGCTTGTGGATGAACCACTGGGCCAATCGCAAGGTGGGCTGGGGCGTTTCGCAGACGAAGCTCTGGCTGGTGCAGTACCGCCAGTACCTGCGCGCCATGCATGCGCAGTATGTGGCGCGCGACCTGCTCAGCCCGCTGGTGACCTACGGTGACTCCTCGGCCGCACCGGTCATTGGAGACGACGGCAAGCCCAGGGACCGTGATCCCGGACCTCTCCCAGGCGAAGTGATCAACCTGGGCCCCGGACGTCAGTTGCAGCGCATCAACTATCCCGACGCGACCACACTCGAGAAGCACATGCAGTTGATCGACAACGCCATCAAGGAGCTCGAGAGCCCGCGCGTGACCACGCTCAGCGGCATGGAGGGCGCCGGCTTTGCGATCAGCCAGGTGCTCAGCTATCAGCGCGTGCGAGTCGGGCCGATCGTCAACAACATCCAGGAGCTGCTGAAGCGGCAGACCGAGAAACTCTGGGACCTGGCGCAGAACAAGGTCCAGGAGAAGATCTGGGTCGGCTACACCGGCCAGACCACGAAGACCGGCTCCGGCTACATCGGCCTCGGGCCCGACGACTTCGCGCGACCGGTCCAGATCCGCTGGGACGTCAAGCAGGAGTTGCCGACCGACGACCTGATCAAAGGCAGGTACGCCCACGAACGGTTGCAGGCGGGCACGTGGGGTTCGGACGAGGCGATCGACTATCTGGGTGACAACCCCGACGAGATCCGGCGTTCCAAGGCGCGCGACCGGATCCGTCAATCGCCCGAGTACCAGAAGTGGCTGGATCAGCAGGTGTTCCAGTTCGCGGGCCGCGGCGACATCCTCGGCACCGCGGCCCAGGCCCAGGCGATGGCGGCCAATGGGCAATTGCCGGGCCAACCCCAGCTCGGTCCGGGCGGTATGGCGACGCCGGCGCCCGGCGTCTTCGAAGGCGGCGGACCAGGCGCGGGCGGCGTGCCCGACCTGGCGGCGCTGGCGACTGCACCCAACGGGGCCGGCGCGCTGCCCCCGCCGGGTGCCCAGGTGATGCAGGGTGCAGCGCAGAATATCGGCGCGCCAGGCGCCGGAGGAGCGTAACGATGGCCAGCAAATCAGGTGGCTGGAAACCCCCGTCAGGGAAACAGAACCCGCCGTTCAATGGCGGCTTGAAGAGCAGCTGCGTCGGCGGTAGTCACGACGCGGGTCCGATGAGCAACCATGGCGGCGATAACCCGAGCTCGATGTCGAACGCGGTGGTGCGGCCGCCGAACGGCGTTCGGACGAAGTAGCCGTGGCCAGGGCGAAGAAATGGACGGAGGCCGCCGACGCCGCGGCCGACCGCCGCGCAGGCCTCAAGCAGGGCAGCGCCGCCGATAACGCGCTCGATCGCAAACGTGGCGTGCCGGTGCGCAAGCCGCCGAAGAAGGGCAAGTAGCCATGGCCGAGCGTTGGATTCAAGGCGCGATCAAGCGACCTGGTGCCTTCAAGGCCAAGGCGAAAGCCGCGGGCATGAGCACCGCCGAGTTCGCCAACAAGGTCAGCAAGCCGGGCTCGAAGGCGTCGACCACGACGAAGCGTCAGGCCGCGCTGGCGAAGACGCTCAGCAAGCTGCGTAAGTAAGGTGCCCGAGCAGACTGACACCCAGGCGCTCCGCAACTCGATGGCGCGCGAGGTGACCAGTGATGCCGCGGTTATCGCCGGCCAGATCTTCAAGGGCCAGGAGCCCGACGTGGCGCGCGTCAGCAACGAGCAGGTGGATACGCGCTACCGCCAGGCGTTCATGACCAACGATCGGCAGTACCTGATGCAGGAGGCGGCGCGCGACCCGCTCCAGTTCATGGCCAGCATGCAGCGCCTGGGCGTGCAGATGCCGCCGGACAAACCCCTCGAGTCCGAGCCGCCGTTGCCGCGGGCGGCCCGAGCGAATGTGTCATTGCCGAAGCCGCCCGACAGCGCGCAGGTGCCGACCTTCGACCAGCCCCAGCAGGTGCCCGCCCTGCCGCAGCCGGCGCCGCCACCACCCGCACCGAGTCCGCCACCGCTCGCGCCCGCGCCGGCGCCCATACCACCACCGCCGGGCGTCTGAGCGATGCCATTCCTGCTGCTCGACGACGCCACCGACGAGGCGACGCGGCGTCTCCAGGAGTACGGCCAGGGCCTGCTCCAGCCACTGCAGGGCGTGCAGCAAGCCGCCCAGGGCGCGCAGCAGGGGCTCTCAGACGTCACCCAGCGCTTGCAGGACTTCGGTAGCGGCTTACTGCAGCCGCTGGCCCAGAACGCGCCCACCATCCTGCAAGCACCGCAGCAGGGACTCCAGGACATCACCCAGCGCTTGCAGCAGCACGGCCAGCAGGTCCTCGATGACGCCACGAACCAGCTCCAGCAGCTGCAACCGCTCAAGGCGCTCAATGCCCCGCAACCGCAGCAGGTCACCGCGCTCGACCAGGTGCAGCCCGGCGGTGACTTGCAGGCGTACGCCCGTCAGGCGGCCCAGAAGGCCGGCATCGACCCCGACATCTTCGTGCGCCAGATCCAGCAGGAGTCGGGCTTCAATCCGAACGCGCAGTCGCCCGCGGGCGCGCAGGGTATTGCGCAGTTCATGCCCGGCACCGCGCAGGGTATGGGCGTCGACCCGCACGATCCGTACGCCGCACTCGACGCTGCGGCTCGACTCGACGCGCAGCACCTGGCACAGTACGGCGGCGACTGGAGCAAGGCGCTCGCGGCGTACAACGCCGGCGCGGGCAACGTCGACAAGTACGGCGGCGTGCCGCCATTCGCAGAGACGCAGCGCTACGTCTCGACCATCCTCGGCGGCGCGAAGCAGGCGGTCCGGGGTGCCGTGCAGGGCGTGCAGCAGGCGGCCTCGAATGTACTGCCGGCGATCAGCCAGTTCGCCGACAAGCAGCTCTCCGCAGCTGAGGCATACGCGGCGTGCGGGCCCGCGGCGGCGGTGCGCTTCGCCACGCTGATGGGGCGCCAGCCGACGCTGCAAGAGGCGCTCGGTCTCGCCCGGCAGGTCGGCTGGACGCCCGACAGTGGCATGGCGGGACTCGGCTCTGAGTCCGCGCTGTTCGACAAGATGCAGATTCCGCACCGCATGGTAGATGCTGACTGGAACGCACTCGCGAAAGAGGCGAGCTCGGGCAACCCGGTCACCATCAGTACGCCCGGCCACTACTTCACCGCGGACAACTACGATCCATCGACGGGCGCGTTCCACGTGGGCTCGAGCGGC